AACGGCGTTCTGGGGGGCCAGGATCGTCACGTTGTCGATTGAGAAGTTGGCGTCGCTCGTAGCCACGTCACCCCCCTCGTTGATGAGTGCCCGGATGATCGTGGCCTGCGGCCGCGGCTGCTGGATGCACCAGACAATACCGTCGGCTCCGGCGGCAAGACAGGTAAAGCCGAACCCCTCTTCGTCAAGCGTTGCCTGGTCGATCTTGGGCCCCATTTCGTCATTGAACGAGGGGGTGTCGTCGCCGTCATCGTACCTGGCGTAGCTCGGTACCTCGTGGGCGAAGGTACAACGGCCGTAAGCCCCGGCGGCGATTGGTTCTGGGCCGAGAATCACGTACATCTTGCCCGGTGTGTCGTCCACCGGGTTACGGGTCTTGAGGATCGTGACCGAGTTGTTGACCGTACTGCCCCAGACCTCGCGAACCGCGAACGCCACCGCCCCATCGGCGTCGAGACAGGGCACCCATTGTAAGTCATCGACGCCCGAAAATCGTGTGCCCATTAGGAAGTTCCCTAGAGTGATACGGCCGCGGTCATTGCAACAGCGCCAACAAATCCGCCCAGTTCCGGACAGGTGCCTGCTTGATCGCTGCCGCGCGTTGCCGGCGGAGTTCGGCGTCTTCCCGCTGCTCGTCCAGCTTGCGTCGCTGCCGGTAAGATATCGTCTCGGTCAAGTCTTCGTCGTTACGGGCAACCAGGGTCGTCGCACCGGATCGGCCGATCGACAACACGATCTGCTGGATCGCGCCGTCCAGTTCGGCCGCTATCAGTCCGATATAGCGGTTGACCTGCGGATTGGTCTGCTCGTATTCGGCAATGGCACCGTCGATTGCCTGGTCGGCTTCGGCGTCTATCTCCGCCCCCTTCTGGCGCAACGGCGGATTGAACCCATCGGTTGCCGGTGGGACACCATATCGGGCGTAGATATGCGTTCGGCGTTTTATGACAAGTTCTGGCGTCTGGATGTATCTGGTCTCGGTGCCCAATTGCCCGATCTGTCGTTCCCGGACGTACCGCTTGATCGCTCCGGTGTCGCGGTGCCGGACGTTGACGGCGGTCCTCAGACGCAGATCAGCCACTTGCGCGCTGAGTGATTGGAGATTGACCACGGACCCGTTGCCCGCCGCGCCGCCGCCACCGTCGTTCTTGAACATCGGGTCCTCGAACGTGACGAGCTGATTTACCAGGTCCAGCTTGAATGGACGGTCTACAACCGCGTCGTCACCGTCGGCGACAGGCGCTAGCACAGCTTGCGTATTGTTGAACGGCGGCCCGGCGCGTCGACACCAGACACCGGACACTCGCGCCGGCTTTCGTTCACGACGGAACACGTCCGGCGGGGTGTTGGCCTTACGGCGAGTGTCGACCTGTTCGGTGTGTAGGATCAGTAGGTCACGATCGGCCACCAGGTCAGCGGCGAGTCCGCCACCGGGCCCGACGTAACCGGGGATGCGAACCGGAGTTGATAGATCGACCTGGTACAAGAAGAAAATGCTCTGTTGTGCAAGCTCGCGATCGGATTCGGCAAAGCCCGGGTACGCCGGCCACATCCCGGCCGTGAAGCCGCCGTTAGGGGCGTTGGCGTCGGGCGCGTAGGCCAGGTCCTTCAGCGGCTTGAGCGAGCCGTCGCGGTCCTTGCCGACGGCTTGTAAGGGAAGGTCCGCTTCGTACAGATCGGGCTGTCCCACCGCGGCCACGGCGTCCGGTGTCTCCGGCGGGTCGACGGTTGCGGAGCCGTCGATGATGGCGCCGGGCGGTAGCTCGGCACCTTCGCCGACCTTGCGGATCGCTAGGCGTTGGTCAAGCTGATTTAGAAGACGGTAGCCACGGTCACCGACCATCGACGCAAGGGCGCGGGCAGGGACGTCGAAATCCCACTTGACCTCGGGGAAGGAATCGGCCGGCAGGTCGGCAATCCTGGATTCGGCGACGGATTCGCCCATGGCCTCGATACAAAGCACGGCCAATTCATGTAGCGTCTTGCGGGTCTCATCTTTGATCGCGCCGTCGGGGTGGCGTTGGTTGTACCAGCCGGAGATCTCGCCGAAGGCCCACTTCCACCGCCGGTCGAAGATCGACAGCCGCCATATTTGCCCGGCGGCGTTGCGGCGGAAGCTGGCCCGGTCGATCTTGCAGTCGTCGAAGTCGTATCGTTGCCCCTCGTAGAGAAATATCAGCCGGCCGCCCTCGGCTATGCCGCCGACCTGGGGCGCAATAGTCATAACGGCCACGGCGGGGGATGGGCCGTGGCCGACGCTGATAGTACAGTCTAGCACGCGCTCGACACCTGGGAAGAACGCGAGGCCTTGGGGTCCCGGCATGGCTTAAATCGCGGAAGGGGTCCAGGTCTTGTTGGGCGGTAGATGTATGACGACGTCTTCGAGTTTAGTCAGCGATAGATCGAAGCCGTAGGTTTGAGTAGTTACGCCGAAGGTATCGGTGAAGATGGCGCCCTTGACCATCGTGATATTAGTGATGGTCCGTGCGGCGTGGCTCTTATCGTGATTGTATTCGGCGGCCTCTGCTATCGTCAGGGTGCCAACCGTGTTGACGCCCCCCATGTCGTAACAAATCCCGCCGTCGAGTTTGAGCGTATTCACTATGTCGGAGGTAGACCGCAAGGTCATTTCGCCGGCGCTCTGAGTCACCGTGGTCAGGCTGGCGGCACCCAGATCAAGCGTCCCTCCGGACTTATCCACGACCGGTAAAGTCACCGAGCCGCCGGTGATGACTCTGGCGTCGGTCGGTTGGCTGGTTGTGTAGCCGATCGCGAGGCTTGCATATTCCGCAGATTCACCTCCGAATATCGCCACGCCGACGTCACCCCTGTTTATTGCGAGCGTATTCGCCCCGTCGCTGCCCTTCAGGAGAATCGACGGGATACCGGGCTCGGCCCGGGCTCCTGAGCCCAGGACCGTAATCACCTGGGGCTCTGCCCCATGGTCGATCTTGATGCGTCCGCTGCCGGTGCCCCCGCCTTCACCGATGGTCAATACGCCCGGGTCGATCTTCAGGTATTGTTCCCGGTACTCCGCGTACCCGTTGGCGTTCTGAGTCGGAAGCCCGATCGTGCCGGTGTATGACTGCTTTATGTCGCAACTTGCCAGTGCCACCCCTGACTGATCGAAACCGTAGAGAATGGGAACTGACGAATCCTCTATAATGACCTCGTTTGTGTTGACGGGCACGGCGCCTAACGACCAGTTAGCGGCGCTGTCGGCATGGTTCGGCCCCGTTGCGGCCGTGGTGGCCACCGAACTGACGTCACCGTCTCCGGCTGTGTCAGCAACTAACGTGAGGATGAAGGGGATGCCAGCGATGTCGGCGGTAAAGACGATATCGGGATCGGCATCTACCGCTGTAATTTCGGCGTGTTCGGGAACGGTCGACGCATTCCACGCCGCGACCATACCGGCGACAACAGCCGAGACCGTTTCCGTGGCGCCGACCGTGAAAACCACGTCCTTATTGTTGATCGTGGCGGTCAGCGTATCGGGTTGAGCATTGGCCCATGTGTCGGCCACGGTCTCGGTCTGCACCTGAGCGACCGCAGCCGCCCCGCCTATCCATCTATTGAGTGCCATGTTCGCCCCTTATGCGTCTATTTGGAATGGTGTTGGATTCGGCCCGGTGTGCGACAGAACTTCCATCACGTAGGACCAGCTTGTGCGTCGCCTCTGCGAGTTGTCGGCGGGCAGGTGTCGCGTGATGTCGCGCCGTTCTTGGTGCTCTTGTTGTAGTTCGACGGGCTCTGGAGGCACCGGATACCCGCCCATCTTGACGGCTTCCCCACGTTGGGTAATCGTGATCGGCGACGCCTGTGCGAACGTCTGGGCTATCGGGGCCGCGTTGATCGATTGTAGGTATCCCCAAACCGGTCCGCCGGTGCCACGTATATTGATGGTCTCGGTCCAGCTTACTACGTCATTAAAGCCGGACTTCAGCAACGCCTCGACAACGATATTGTAATCACGGATTGTGGCGTACTCGGCACCGGCGCTTGAGGGGAAACTGGGTCGGGTCGTGACAAGGGTCCCGCTGTTTGTCTCAACGCTGATGATCCGGTGGGAGGTAGGCCCTTGGTCCGGTGACGTCAGCAGCTCAAGGTCCTTGCCGTCGTCTGCGTAAGCGGCTTCCAGCGCGTTGATAGCGGCCGTGATCGCCGCCGCCCCGTCGGCTTGCAGCCGGCCTTGAAGGTTCCAACGTTCGCGGACACCGGTCAGGATACCGTTGCTGGAATGCTCGGCCTGCTTGGTGATAACCAGGGCCACCTCATTGTCGGCGTGTGTGTAGCCGCCGTATTTAACGAACATATTACGGCTCCCCGGCTGCTAGTTGTGCCTGCTCGCGAACCGCCCCGATCTGCCGATCCGCCTCCCGTTTCGCCAACCGGTTGGTCGCTTCTAATATCTCCCGCTCGAATTCCTTGTCTCCCACGGCGGCACCCTCGATAGCGGCCTCACCGTCGTTTATCAACCGGATGACTAGCTCGTCTTGACGGCCCGCGGCGGCCTCGGCACCACGGACCTGTCGGTTGAGTTCGCCGATTCGGAAGTCAGCGCCGAAGAGTCCGCCTGCACCACGCCGGCCACGCTCCTCTAACGCTTCGCCGCCAATGCCGCCGGTCAGGGCGGCCCCAAGTGACTGGACACGGATCTCATCTTCTCGCGACCCCCGCCCCGCCTTGACGCGGGCAAACGCGGCCTTTGCCTGTGCCTGCTCGATGCCGGTCAATGCCCCGAATCGCTGGAAAGCCGAGCGGCTGGCGTTGATCGCCGCGTCGCGTTCGCTCTTCTTCAGGGCGAGCTGCCTTTGTAGGCCGGTCAGTGTCTTCTGTTGTGCGGTAAGCTCAACGCGCGATTGCTCCTGGGTCACCTCCAAACCTTCCTTGCGGAACCGGAGGACCTGCTGGGCAGCCTGGATGGTGCGGAGGTCGTTGGCGGTACGTTGCGCTGCCGAGCCGACACCCGACGCGGCTTTCGACGCCGCCAACTCTTCTTGGGCACCACCTAGCGTGGTGATGTTGCGGGCGCGGAAGTCGCGGTTTGCGGCGGCCTGAATGGTGCCTATCTGCTCATTCGCCGAGAGGCGTATATTGGTGATCCTCTGCCGCTCCGCTTGTCGCTCTTGACGTCGGAACCCGAGTGGGTCGAGGCCCACCAAACCGGCGGCACCACTGAAGAGACTACTCTCTAACCCACCGATGATGTCCGAGGGGCCGCCAACTTGTGTGCCACCGCCAAATCCGCTTTTCGCGATTCCCCTACCGGTCTCGTATATCGCGGTCCCCGCCGCGCCCACACCAAATCCCGCAGCCGCTCCAGCGGCGAACGGAGCGGCTGCTGTCCCTGCCGCCGCCAAGCCACCGCCACCGGCAACCTTCGCCCCCCCCGCACCCACCCCAAGGCCACCAAGGCCTGAGATTACAGGAGGAATAGCCCCCTTAACGGGCCCTCGCGCCACCTTGCCCCCGACCCCGCCTGCGATGCCGCCGGCGACGGTCACGGCTTGGGCGGTTGCCAGTGTGCCTTGAGCCACGGCGGCTGCCGTTACGGCTGCCCGGTAGGCTTGCCAGCCTCGGACCAATGCAAGCACCGTTTGGATCGAACCACGGAATACGTCGATCCCGGCTTGCACCTTTAGCAACGAGCGGACAAGCTTCTCTATGTCCTTCTCGCCGACGATACCCAGGATAGCTACGCCGCGTGCCACGTTGGCTACACCGGCGGCAACGCCCCGGAACGACGCGGTGAGCTTCCTGTTTTCGGTGCGAACCTTGGTTTGTGCGTTGCGGAACTCGATCGAGTTGGTTCGCCGTTCGCGGGCAATTGCTCGCTCCGCGTCTTTCGCCGCTTTCTCCCGCTCCCGGATATTGGCTTCTATCTCTCGGGACTCTTCGCGGAGCAATTGGTCCCGGTTGCGTTGTGCCTCCCGCTCGCCGCGAGCCCTCTCCCGTTGTGCGTCCCGTTCGCTTCGAGCCAGGTCAGTGCGGAACTTGGCCCGCAGCTTGGCCTCGTTGCGGATGTTGGCCGCAATCTCCGTTGCCTGCTCTTTGGCCGCTTGCTTGTCAAGCTTGGCCCGCACTTTGACGTTAGCGTCGAGAATCTTTGACTTGGCGGCCTCCGCCTTGGCGACGGCCTTAGCGCCATCGTCGGCAGCTTTGGCGGTGGCCTTCGAGACCGTATCCTGGGCCTTCTGGGCGGCCTTGGCGGTGTCCTGAAAGACCTTGGCTGTCTTGGGATCGAGCGCCACGCCTAGCGTGATGACCACTTCCCGGCTGCTGTCACCTACTGCTACTACCATGTCAGCCCCGTGCTAATGCCGCCGTAGACACGTCTCTACCAAGTTTATCTATCAACCACCGGATGGTGCCGAAGTTCCGCCGGGTGATCGGGTCGGTTATCTGTCCGCCGCAGGCCTCATGCTCATAGTAGGCCCATAGCGTCCGCCGGTTCTTCCGGCTCAGCTCCGATAGTCTGCCAACGGCCGGCCGTTGTTCGCCGTATGGGCGCCCTTGGCACTTCGCACACTTCACGCATGGCGGCATTGTACCAGGCGGCCTCGGGACCTCGACGCCACGGCTGATCTTCCGTTGGCCGGTCTCTTCGTCGATTATCCATGCCACGCATTCGTCGCACCTCAGCGATGCTATCGCGGGGTCGGCCAGAAGTAGGGCTACCCCGCGCCTTAGTTTTTTGCGTCGTTCTCTTCGCGGACCTCACCCGGCGTCCGGTCGCTCAACGCCGACTCGTATTCTTCGTCGGCCTTCGTGTCGGTAATATCGTCGGACCACAGCGGATCGATGTCGGTCGCGTCGGTACCGGTAATGATCTTGTACAGTTTGTTGAATAACGCGACCTTCAGACGGAGGATGGTCTTCTGTGTGATCGGGACGAGCACGCCCTTGCCGTCGCTCAGGTTCCACTCGGTCAGCTTGCCTAGCATCATGTCGGCCGCTTTGCGGTCGTAGGCCTGGCCGCTCATTTCGTCCGACGCGGCTATCAGGTGGCTGTACTCCTCGGTGAGCATCGGCCGGAACCGAAACCGGAACTCTCCGTGCAAGCCAATCACCGGCTTGATGTAGCCGGGCTCGGTGTAGCCGTCATCCGGTGTGTAGTTTAGGTTGTTTGTCATAAGGGCGATTCCTGAAAGGTATAGTGAAACATGTCTATCTCTTCGGCGAATCGGACGGCGACCCGCCGGGCTAACGCATCGGTATAGTAGGTGCTGTAGTGGTCGTGGTTGCTGGCGTTGTGGTGTGGCAGCGGGGCGTCTATCCCGAGTTCCCCGCAGACGGTTCTCCAGTCGGCTTCCAGGTTCTCGAAGCGACCCACGAAGTCGGGTAGCCAGCGGTCGCCCCAGCGGAGCCAGTCGAGTTGGCGGTTGGCCTTGGAGTGGCCCTGCTCATTGTATGCGCCAATCGGGTCGATCGCCCCGCGCGTAACCATGCGGATGTAATTGCGGAAGCCGTCGGGGTTGAGGTTTCGCTTCTGGGATTCGTAATGGAACAAAGAGACCAGCCGGTCCCACGGATTGCGGACGAAGGCGAAGGTAAAGGCACCGGTAAGCGGGCAGAAAACCCGGCACCGCCCCGCCTCGATGAGAGTCCCGACGTGGCAATGTCCCCACGTTGTGAACCGTGGTTCCGGCTGGTATTGGTCGATATGGTTCGGATAACAAAGCTCCTGATAGGTTTCACCGCTGGCCTTTATCGCGGCCCAGATGCTCGATCCGGCGGTCTTAGGCACCCAGAGGAAAAGGGCTCGCGTCACGGGCCGACTACCACCTGGGCTTCGCCCGTGGTGGCGGCGTCCTTGTAGGCCGTCAGGTTGATCGGGATGGTGATTTCAGAACGGCCGCCGGTTGCCGGCGTCTCGGCACCGCCGGCAACCTTTGTCATGGTGATCTCGTGCGTATTGGTCCCGTCGCCTATCACCAACACGGCTTCCACGCCGGCAACGTTTCCGTCTATAAGCGCCTTATTTGTGGCATTGTAGGGGAGGGTTGCCGAAAGCGTTACCCGGCGATCGGTAGCCACTGCCTCCGGTATCGTCAGGCCCATTAGGAACCGGCCGGACTCGACCGCGTTGTCGACCGTGAACGTATACTCCAGACAAGGGGCGGGATCGACCGCGCCGATGACCAGCGTGGAATTGCCGTGCGACATCGGCAAGGCGGTCGCCGGTTCGGCGACCGCACCGCCGACCGACTCGTCCAGTGCCACGAAGTCACAGGAGGCCTGTAGCAGGCCGCCTTGCGAACTCGACAGGGTCAACCGGCTCAACTTGCAGCTTGCGTAGGTGAAGACACTCACCCCACGGTCAATAACGAGGGTGACCACCGGCAGCGGTTCTACGCCGACTCCAGTGCCGATCCCGGCCGCAAACCACAAGTAGACGAGTTCCGCTGACGTCGGCTCCAAGACAATCGTCCCTTCCACCGTGTGCGGACCTACCGCGAGGTCATCTATATCGCGGCCCCTAACTCCGCGCAGCCCTTGTCTCTCCAGGAGGACCTGCCGCTTGGCAAGTGTCTCACTGACGACCGGCATGGGCAATGCCGTATTGACAGGCGCCCCACCCGCCGTAATGACCATTGACATGTGGGTCTTATGCCCCATAGTCGCTTCAAAAGAGTCTGCCATGATTTGGCCTTTCCGTTATGTTAGGCCACGGGTTTCGCGGCTGGTGAATCGTATCAGTAGGGCGGACGCGAACAGGTTGGCGTGCCACGCACTTGGGATAACGACGTCGGCCGGCTCGACGACCGCGTTATAAACCGTGGCGACGGCCGACAGCCCTTGGCTGCGGAACGCCATGGCTATCCGTTGCCGCCACAGTGTGAACGTGTCGATATCGGCGGCCAGCGTCTTCTCTTGGTTGTCCTTGCCGACGGTAGTGACCAGGACGCCGTAGAGAACGTCGTCAAACGAGGTTACACCGGCCGTCGGCGGCATTATCTCGCGTACCGGCGTAATCAGAACGCAGGGCAGCGCGACCACGGGGTTGGCGGTCTCCGGGTCGAACGCCCGTTCTAGCGGCAGCTTCTTGACAACCACGCTGTCGTTATCCAGGCCGGCCAGCGTCAGCGACTGGATAACGGCTTGGACCGCTACAAGTATCTGGTAATGCGTCGACTCGTCGCCTGTGGTCACGACGAAATAGACGACCGTCGAGATGGCGGACTCAGTCGGACTATCCTTGTCATCCTCGGCCAAGCAGTAGGCGAAGTAATGGCCCGCGGTCAGGGACAGATCAACGGTCCCGTCGCCCTCGCGGTCACCGCTGTTTGTCCAGGTGCCGGTGCCAAGCGCTCCGTCAAATGCCATTGTGAAGATGGTATGGTCCGACTCAGCGTCACCATCCGCGACGGTCGCCGTGGCTCCGGTGCCGTCGGCTTGGTCTGCTACCGTTAGTGTTGGTGTTGCTACCACGCTACCCCTCTACTTGGCTGACCGCGTGTTTGGCGATCACGTCGCCGCACGCCCCGATGGTTACGTCGGACATCGCCAGATATTCACGCTGGGCGATGTTACCTTCCGGAAAGCCGAACTGGTGAACGCCGGCGTATGGAACCACGTCTTTGTCGACGCCCACTTTGAGCGTTTGCCCATCGATCACCTCGTTGATCTGGCCGAGCGTTGCGGCCAACTTCAGCGTGCCTTCCAGGATCAACAGCGGGTGGGTTGGGCCCGGGTCCTTTCGGGCAGGCCACGCCTCTCCGGCAGCGGTGCGGGATTCGTCGAAATGCTCTTCTATGCCTTTCAAGATGAGCGGCGCGCATTCCTGCAACGCGGCCGTCATATCCTGCCCGAACGCGGCGGCCAGCGTGTTGAAATCGGCGGCGAACTCTTCTGCGGTTTGGCGGGGCATCAGGCATACTTCTGCTGTTCGCACAGGGCACGGTGGAATATCGAGGTCGTGCCGTGCCGGGTTTCCGTCAATGACTTTACAGTCCAGACCTTCGACTCGCTGTCCGTGATGCTGTCGCCCTTGTCTGGTACCATACCTTCGAGCGTAGCCGACCATACTCGCCAGACCTTGACGTTCGGCTGTAGCCCGAGCTGTCCAGCAAGCGAAGTCTCGCGCTTATCGAGGGCCTGCGTGTCCGCCTTGACGGTAGCGACCGACGTCGACGCAGATTCGTCGGTGTAGGTCACGGTTTGAATCCCGTCGACGTGCAGGTAGTCTTGCTGAAGATCCTCGAATAGCGTCATCCGGACACCGCCCTGCTATGGATTTCAAAGGTTCCGCCACCGGCGGCGGCAATCCTCTTATCGAGCATTTCCAGTTCCCGGTAGAGCGAGAGCCGGTATTCGGTGTGGTCGATACCGGTCGCCGCGTCATCCGGTTTGCCGCCGGCAGCGGTACTGTCGATGTCGGCAAGTATCTGCGCGACGGTTTCCCGCCGGGTCCTCAGGTTTTCAAGTACGGTCGCCATGTTATGCTCCCGTTAATCGACCATGCTGGCCTGGGGGTCCGCCCAGTCGTCCGATCTAAGCACCGGGCGAGCTTCCAAAAACGCTATGACGGCCGACCGAGCGTCTTCAGCCATGATGATGTTAGCCTTTTCGGGGTCGCCGGGCTTCTTGACCTTGGCGCAGGTGACGCGGAATTTCTGGAGAGCGGGCACCGGCTCCGGAACTACCGCTTCAGCGAGCGGCTTGGCTACGTCGTCATCGTCTACGGCAACCGCCTCGGCTGGGGGCGGTCGCTCGGGTTTCGGGGCCGGAACGTGCGGGGCCGGCTGTCGCTTCTTTCTGGGCATTAGCTGCCTCCTAAGTTAGGGCTTTCGGACGGGTGTGGGTTATTCGCCCGCGTCAGAATGCACCATGAAGTGGGGATCGACAACGGCCGGCACGCCCTTTTCGGACGCCTTGAACTGGACCACGATATCCCGACTAAACGCCTCGGGGCTATCCGGGCCCTGCTGCGTGATCGTGATCGGCCAGTTCTCCATGTACCAGAACGCTTTCTTCGGATTGCCGAACCACCATTGAGCGGCGCTTGATGTCCGGGCCTTGATACGCGGGCTAGTGAGCAACTCGTAAGGCGAGAGCGTGGACGGGCCTATCGTGATCTCGCCGGCCGCGTTCGTGAGGTTCGGCCGCGAGTCGATTCGCTCGGCACCCAAGATTTGCCGGGCTTTGTGCCGCAGCGCGGACGGGACGATCAAGGTCGTCGGCAGCACGTCGATCGGCTCGGTGTTGTTCGGGTCGGTCATAGCGTCGAACAGCAACTCGGCCTCGTCAATGTCGCTCCAATCGGCCAGCACTCCGCTGTGTTGATTGACGATCCCGTGCCCGCCGCTGGCCGCATACGTGTTGAAGCTCGACCCCCTTCGCTTGTAGTTGTTGGTCTCGCCGAGCGCGACGTCAAGAATCCGGTTATCCTTGCTGATGCCCAGAGAGTTGCCGACCTCACCGGCGCGCGTCAGCACCAAGTGGACGTTGTCGTGAAAGACGGCTTCCTTCGTGACCGGCACGATGTGACCACGCTTTGGGATCACCGGCGTGTCGATCCAGTCTTCCGCGATGCCGGTCGTCGGGTACAGCTGCGCCTCGTCAACTATTTCGCTGTCGTCACCGAGAGTGCTCATGCCCGGAATCCGCTCGCCGTTGAGCGTGGTGGGCACGGTCGTGACAAGCTGGTCGCCGATAAAGGCGGGATTGTCGTAGGCGTCCATGATGGCGCTGTACGCCAATTGTCCGAAGATGTTGGAGAAGACCGAGGTATCGACCGCGCTGTTGGCCTCGGTCAGCACCATGCCGGTCTCGTGCCGGGGGTTGAGGCTCTCGACCCACTCCCGGCCGACCAACTCTTCCGCCAGGCTCCGGAGCGAAAACTGGCCGAGGCTCAGGTGCCCCTCTTCCAGCGATTCTTGCATGTGTCGGCAGGTGGCCACGGCGCCGTCCGCCCTGTAAAGCCGGCCGATCTCTCGTGCGAGAGATTGCGGGCTGGTTCGTCGAAATCGTCTCATAGTTTGCCCCTATGTGAATGTCGTGAAATTGTAGGTTGTAGTGTCGCGTTGCTCCGATGGTTATCGCATCTGGGAACAGCCGATATAGTCGCAGTCGACGATCTCAGCAGCCGCGCTACTGGCTTTGACGCCAACCACGAGGTGCATTTCCGTGGCGCTGGTAAGCGTCTGGATATTGCTTCCGATCTGAACTCCGTCGACGAAGAAGTTGACCTGATTGCCGGTGGTGGTGGTCGGCAGGAACTCGATGCGAAGGGTCTGAAACACACCCCCAGTGGACGCGACCACAGTACTGGCCGTACCGTTGCCGGTTGCCGGAACCTGGGTGCTGCCGACAGAGCTTTCAACGTTCCACACTCGCGTACCAACGTCGGTGCCCATCTTGAAAATGATGGCGCCGGAGTAGGTGCCCTTAGGGCCATCCTCGTCGTCTTGCATTGCGTCGCCGGCGCCCACGTCGCTCATTAGTCCGAATATTACCATGGCGCGATCGTCGTCTGCCTCAGTGATTGCAAGTTTACACTCGGCAACGAACGGCTTGTTAGCCAGGAACTTGAAGCTCTCCCCAGACGAGAAGAGATAGGCCTCGTCATTGTCCGTCGCCCCGGTCGTTATGCGGCAGATACGCTTGACGCCATCGGTCGTGATAGCGATAGACCCGCCGTCGGTGACGAGAACCTGGAAGCCGGGGACCGGGTAGGCGTTAGCGTCCGAGTAGGTCACCACTAGATCGGTAACGCTGATATTGGAGGCCGTGCCCTGGACCACACCCACTTCGAGGTGGCCGCCCTGAGCAAGGTGCCGCCGCCCGGCAGTCCCGGACGTAAACAGCGAGTCGTATGTGTCAACAGCTGGCCACACCACATCGGTCTGATAGGTTTTTGTGACCACGCCGATAGTCCCGTCCGTGGTAATCGTCACGGCGCAGGTGTTGCCATTGTTTGGCGCCACGTCGGCGACCGTGGTAGGCAGAATGCCGACGTCATGAATGTAGATCGACTGCCCGGCAGTCTGGAAGACAACCGAGGCCAAGTTGGCGTTGGCCGCCAGTTCGGCGATTGTGTAGGCGTCGAACATCTGCCTCGGCGACTCCTCGAAGAAATCGGTCTCTAGCGTGTACTCTCGACGCCTCTCGATAAAGTCCGGAAGTTGAAGTAGTTTTACCATGTGCCCCATAGTCCTTTCGTGTAGTGTTGGTCCGACGTCTATCGCCGGAAAACCATAAGCGTGTTCTTAAACCAGACCATGGAGGCGGCGGCGCGTAGTTGCGTCTGTGCCCCATAGTCGCTGGTGTAGCCCAGTTCGTGGAAGATGCCACGGACGTAGCCGTTATCTCGACAGTTGACGTGACCGCAACCGCCCTGCCCCGGAACCGCCCAACTGATGACGATCCCCAAACGGTTGTGGGTATGTAGGTTGCCGATAAACGCATCCTGAAACTCGGCCGGGATGTGTTCGCCGACTTCCAACGATAGAACCCAGTCGGCCGGCTCGACGAGAACCGGGACGGCTAGGTCAAGTACCTCGCATCGGTCGCCCGCTATCAGCGGTGTATGCGGGTTCCCGTCGTAGCCTCGGGCGTTGGGCCCGATGGCTTCTACGTTGGCACCCAACCCACAGCCGAAGTCAATCACGGTATGACCACCGATGAACTCTATCAGTGCGGAGGCAAGGCCGCGATCGTCAACGTGACCCTCGCCCGTGCGGGTCTGCCAGCAGCCATGGTTGTTGACATTAGGCATGCAAGCCATCCAGTGATTCAAGGTACTTAGCATACAGCCACCCTGCGGATGCACTCAGGCTGTTCTGGAGGTGGGACATCAGCCGCCAGATGGGCGGTAAACTCTTCGTCTGTCTCGTTGCCCCATTCGCCCGGGCACGGCCACGGGGCCGCATCGCCCCAGTGGATCAGAGGCACCTTGGTTGTGGCCATGACCTTTGCGCCCCAGTGGGCGAGTTGGCGGGCAAAGAGCCAATCCTCGGGGGCAAACCAACTGTGTCTCGCGCCGTCGTCTCCGATTGTCAGGCGCTGACACGTCTCAAAGCATACGTCATTGACCCATGGCTTGCTCAGGTCAGCGAGCCAGAGGCCGGTATTCATCAGAAGGCACTTGCCCTCAAGCGTCGGGTCCCACTCTACCAACTCGTCAATCCCGAACGTCTCCGGCAGCCGTGGCCGCTCGGGTTCATCGCTCTCTGACTTGCCAATCGGGCTACCGCTTTCGTCCATTACGATCGGGGCCGCCAGTTCCTTAATCATCAGGCGGCGGTTGTCCCAAGCATTGTCGGCGTCGCCGACTGCGGTACTGGTTTTGCCGAGTGGGTCTTTTATCGGGGATACCGCCGACATGACATCCGCCCCGGTGCGCCGCATCTCATCCATCAAGACATCTAACCAGAACACATCTCGCCTGGGTTCGATGTCATCGTGGATCATCGCGAAATGCGAACACGGCCGCTTGCCGGTCTTGGTTGTCAGAGCCAAGCCCCATAGGCTGTTGAAGTTCTCGCACAACGCGGAAGACACTTTATCAGCCCGGGTGATATCCAGGCCGTTGAGGCTATGGGCTGCCTGGGTGGCCTTGGCTATCTTCTCGACTTCCCTGGTATCGGGGTCGGTCAGGACCTTGACAATCGGCTGTAGCACGTCAGGCGGCATCGCTTGTCCCATACCCTCCGGGCCGCACTCACGCAACGCACCGGCGATCTTGATGTCGGCCGGCACCTTGCTCATGAGCACATCGAGTAGCAGCGTCATTCTCCCGGGTTCGGTTGCTGTCTGGAAGAACGCGCGCGCAACCCCCATGTTCAGCTTGGCGCTGGACCGGGGCATAGCGAGAAACACATGTGGGCGATTCATGTGTCGGTATCCTTTCGTTGTAAGTGGGGTGGGGGTAACGTTTTCAACCGGTTACGGCAGCCGCAAACGACTTGCCGTCGGTCACGGGTTTGTTGCTTTTCTCCTCGACGGTAGACAGCGGCATCGACCGGGGGCGATCGACGCTGCCGGAATCCCTGGGGAACGACTCGATCAGTTGCAGTTGCAGCTTCTCATCGGTCAGGCCGGCCACCGCTGCCACCCGGAGCGTTGTAGGGGCTCGGCCAGCGGACTCAAGCAAGTTGCGACAGTGTTCACGCCGTCGTAGGTTGGCGTTGTCGCTACGGAGCCGCTGGAAGCTCTCGGGCGTCGGCTTTTCGGCGGGCGCCGCGTCGGCTGCGGGTTCGGCGGCCGGGGCTTCACCGGAAACAATGGTTACCACCTTGTCTCGGGCTCGCATCAGCTCTTTGATTGCCGCCACTACGGCGGCCTCATCAAGGCTCACATCGTCCAGGACGGCCTGTGCGGCAGTTCTGAACGATACTACGATAGCCTCCACTGGATCGGCCGGCGGGGCGTCGGTAACCACGTCGGGCGCAACCAGCGGATCCGCGGGTGCGGCCTCGGGCGGCAGTACTGCGTTCTGTTCTGGCATCTGTCTATACTCCTTACTTTCAAAAAGAGAGTCAGTGGTTGCGGGGTCCGTAACCACGTCTACGCTAAAGACTTCGGTTATGTGATTTACCTGGACGACGTCGCCTTCCTGTTTCGCGTCTCCGATAGCCTCGTGAGAGAGGCCTAGCATTCCTGGACGTCGCCGCGCGGTTTCCACGATCTGATCGGCCAGCCGGCAACTTGCCAAATAATGCAGGTCAGCCATCAGGCCGGTCGGGTGTTCGCGGACACGTTCCAGCCACCCGAACTGCTCCGCAATCAGGCGGTCCGAATGACTGTCGGGGCTACGCTGGCGGTGGTCGCAGTTGACCGTCAGGCCCTCGTAGCGAGGGATTGCCTCTCGTAGGCACGCCTCTCCGTAGACGCGGCCGTTGCGCGACTGGCGGCCGATCACCTTGACGTTGCGGATAACGCAGGCCTCCGTGTCTACCTGAGCGTCGGGGGAACTAGTGGCTTCAAGTAGTTGGATTTGCATCGTCTAGCCTCCTGCCGTTGTGGCTGGGGTAGTTTGTTGGCCGGCTGCCTGGACCATCGCGGCCGCCCGCTTCCTGTCAAGCCCGACCGCAACAAGCAGTTCGGTGGCAACTAGCGTGGCGGTGGTGCCTGCCGTAATACCAGCCAGCACATCCTTGACGGCCGTGATCTGGGCGCCGTTAAGCGACACCGTGGCATCTACGTTGTCAGGGGCCTGGCCCGTGCCATCCGAAGCCGCCGGCTGATTTGCCGCAGGTGGTGGCGTACCGTCGCCTGAGCGCCGCCCTGGACCGGCCGGCGCTATCGGCTGTTCCCCGAAGTCTGTCGATATCACCTGTTGCACCGCGCCCTGAGCCTGCTCTTGCTCGTGGTCTAGCTCTTCGCGGGCGGACCACGTTTCGGGGGAAAGCCGGCCGAACTTGAACAGCAGAGCATTGCGTTCGGTCTCTTCTTTGGCGTCACGGACAGCAACGCGAGGCGCTTCAATCTTGATCTCGACAAGCCGCTTGATCTGGGCAAACGATAGCTCGAACCCGGCGAACCGGCCGGCATCATGGGCTATGGCCACGACTTTCCAGAGCAGGCTTGTGTAGGCCGCGATGTAGAACGCTTGCTCGGTCACGGCCATCTTGACGAATGGCGACTCGGCGACCATCGTGCTCGCCATGTTCGCGTTACTGCTGTCGGCTGAAATCATGTACTCCGGCATGCTCCACCGGGTGCCGGCGGTACGGAGGACGGCTTGCTCGATGGCTATAAAGTTGGTCGCGTGGGCTGCGCCGTGTGGGCCCGGCTTGTATGTGACACCCGCGCCGGTATCGAGGGTGGAGCCGGGGGCGTATTCTGTGACACTAGTCTGCTTTGTGCCCTGGCCGTGAGTATGCGTCTGCACTTCGGCGTGGGCATTGGCTGCGATCATCGGCTTGATCTCGTTCGCTTCGACGCCTGCGGCGTGCTCCCGGATAAAGGCAATAGCGGCTTGGACCGCTGCCCCTCGGGCCGTGTTGGTGAGCAGCTTCTCCGCGTCGGTCAGCGTCGAGTGGACCGGGTAGAAGTCAGATAGCCCCCGCTTGATCGTCTGGTCGGTGTTAAGCTTGATGTGTTCGACCCGGGATGCTGGCAGGTAGTCCCAATCCTGAGCGTCGTCGGACCACTGTACGTAGTAGCCGAACACGTTGGTGATATCCCGGGCGTCGGTATGGACGCCGAACCGCCAATCACTGGGGCGCCCGTCCCATAGCCCAATACGACGGTCGAGTATCCATTTCTCGATGACGCCAGGGGCGGCCGGCTCCGTGATCTGCTCTGGCTCTGCTGTGCGAACCGTGACTTGTCCCCCTCCGGTGTGCCATAACGTGGGAATGCCTTCGCCGTCCCGCTTGGAGCGCTGGAATATCTCCCGCTCCATCGCGCCGGCCCATTTATTGTGGTCAATGAACTCGTCAATGATGTCGTCAACAGCGGAGACCAACGAGGCCGCGAGCGCCGTCGGCTGACTACTGCGCACCTTCTTGACGACTGCCCGATAGTCGAACCCGGTCCCCATAATGAAGTTTGCCAGGTTGCCCATCACACCGATGGCCGTGGGGGAGGTCTCCAGCAGCAGGCGCATCCGGGCTCGAATTGTCGTCAAGTCCGACTCGACGTTGATGATCGGCGGCATCCGGCCGTGGTCGCGATCGCCAAGTTGCGCGCCGTGTCCGCCGCCGACATGAAAGCCCGTACCGTCGAACCCATGCTGCTCGGGAACCTGGACTAGATCGCCCCAGGACTCTTTGATGGTCCGGACGCTGCCGTCGATCAGCCCCTGACGCGCGCGGTATTGGGCTGTCTCCAGCAGGAGACGCGCTTCCTCGTGCTGCGCGCGTATGCGCCGCAGTTTACTGTTAAACATGCCTGCCCCGGCGTGTGTTATCTAGTCACTATCTTTCGCGACCAATGCCATCCTCAGGACGTTAATCTCTTTCTTCAGGTCTAAGATTTCGCTCCCCCGTCTGATGGACTCTTCGCTCATCTTTACCACCATCTGGGCGGTTTCACTGTCGGAAAACTCCATCGTTCGTTCGGTCTCGGCTGCGGTCAGCTCGGTCCTCAGCAGCCCATTCGCTATCCGCAGCCGCTTGGCCTCTTGTTCGGCCGCTTGCAGTTTCACCCATGGGCGGTTGTCCTTGCGCAGTTTGGCGTTCTCAGCTCGTAGTGCCATGGCTGCCTCAACGTGCTCGTGTATCTCGGTCGCTTGCTTCGCGTTCTCTGCGAGTAAACTGTCTACCTTGAGTTGCAAGCGGGCCGTCTCGCCGTGGCATAGGCCGCTCGTGTCGAGCGGCACGAATGGGCTCGTCATCCGCTGCACCTCCCTGGCTTTGATCTCCGACGCCACTTGCTTGGCTAACGTGGCCCCGACAATGAACTCGGGCTCGGGAGTAGCCTCGCCCTTGTAAGCGAAGCGAGTCTTTGCCGGCTCTGTCCCGTGGGCTGTGATGAGCGTCTCGCCATCGTCCAGTAGCTCGATGGTCATAAATCGTTCTGGCCCGCTTTTGGGCTTGATAGTTACTTGCAACTCTTGCTTGATGATCGGTAGAGTGACCGACATGCCGAAGTAGTCAACCCACGGCGGCTGACCAGTAAATACCGTGGCTTGGAGTTCTGCGTTCTCTTCCCATAGCCGATTAACTTCGGCACGTAGTATCTTGGCCTCGGTGGACCGATTCATCTTTGTATCCATCTCACGCTCCGATCTCTGCCCGCTGGTCTTCTACCCCGTGGTTGAATACGTGTCGCATCTGCCGAACCGCCATCTCCAGGGCGTCAGGCCCGTCTTCGTGCTTTGCTACCGGGAAGCCTCTAAGCTGTTCGACTAGCAGCCGGGCACCCGGACTTCCGCGTTTGAATCGAATCTGTCCGCGAGACAGATACGGAGTAAGTCCGCCTCGAATACGGACCACTTTATTGATGCGGTTATCGATACCGTAGAAGTTGGGAAACACCTTCGCCTTGAGGGACTCTCGCTCAAAGTCCTTGACGAGCATCTCTTGAAACTGATTGGTCTCGACTCCGAACGCATGGGGCTCGAACTCCCGGGCCAGCCTGATGCCATCTACCACTATCCGGTGAGTATCACGCTTCGCTATGTCTGCGTCAACCCACATTACCCCGTGTTTGTCCAGCATCATCATGACGAAGGCCGAGTAATCCGACTTCTCAGTGGCCCCTTTCGACGGGTCCAGCGTGATGACTCGCCACTGTATTTCGGCCTCGGGCGGCCATTGGTCAAACCATATCGAGTCGCCGAAGTAGGCGCCGTCGAACTCCGCCCCCTCGACGTCGGTGAACTGTGCTTCATGCTCCTGGGCAAACGCCCGGGCCCCCATGTCACGGTAGGCTGCGTCTAGCTCGCTTTGGGGGATCAGTGGGTTAGCTGACGTCGGCAGCCGGAACCGTGCCCATGTGTCATCTACGGCTGCCGCGTCCCATTGCTCCTTTAGCCAGTTGTAGCCCGCTGGGGTGGTTAGCATCATCGACCAGCCCTGCTTGTCGGACAACGCCGGCCGAAGCGACTCGACCCATGCCCGTTTGGATATGAAGGCTGCCTCGTCAATTACCAGGCCGTCTAGGCCCTCACCTCGCAAGCTACCGCGGTCGGGGTTGTCGGCTGATCTGACGCAGACCGAGCCGCCGCCCGGTAGTTCGATCCGATGGTCCTGTTCGCTCTTCTCCACCCAGGCACCGCAGCAGGCCGTCTTCAGCAGCCGCCAGATAAGTTGCGTGATGGTGAACGTTGGGCCGACCCACCAGATCGTGCCACCGTCCACAGCCCCACGCAACGCCCCGGGCTCAGGTCCGTGGCCCTGTACCGTTGCTATTAGACCCGTTGCCGTTTTCCCCACCCGGCGACCCGAGACGACCAGCTTGTGCCTCGCCGGACTCTGTAAGATCGGTAATTGGTGCGCCATTGCCGCCGGTAGGCAGACGGTTTGCGTTGCCGTAGAAGTTCCGGTCATGCTCGACCACCACCTTTATCTCGCTCTTGCCGGTCGTCTCGATTTCCTGCTTGTCGGCCTGCCCGAGGTACTGCTTGCCCATCCAGACACCCATTGTGCGGTCCCCCTTCTTCAGCATCCGGTATTGCTGCCGGCGAATACTGGCGCAGAACAGTAGCCGCCCCCTTTTAAGGACACCCGCAAAACGCCGCTCAATGGTATCCTCCGAGCAGTCACACAAGGCCGCTATTTCCGGGGTCGTGCAACCGATCCTCAGCGCCCGCAGGACAAGCTTTGGATCAATGTCTAACTTAGGTCTACCCATGCCCATCGCCTTTGCACACGAGCAGTTCGCTGCGGGCTATCGCCACTTCTCGGGGTGCGTCTATTCCGAGGCGAACGGACAAGTGCCCATCGTAGTCACTTATCTTCACGATAACTATGGTGATAGTCTCGCCGATGAGGATCCGTTCGTTTACCTTCCTTGTCAATACTAGCATGGTCATTCCTTCCTAGGTTAGGCCCCCCCATCGGGTGTCCTCGCGTTCGTGTCTGATTGCGTCCAGACGATGACCGGCTCCTGCGAGTATGCTTCCATGATCTTCGACTGTACGATCTGCCCGGTGGTCCCAGCGAAGGCTTCGACGCTTACCCCGTCATCCGGCTTGGGTACGGCGTCATCATCCCAAAACCCTACCGCCTTACAGCGGGCGACGTGGCTGGTCGGCAGACATGCGATGCCTTGAGGCGTCGGGGCGCAGGTCAGTGCGATATAGTAGTTCTGTGGTTCGCTCATCAGTAGTCTCTCATCGCTATGAAGAGGAAGCTGGCAACTAACGCTACCATCCCTGTCGCGATAACGACTATGTTCGCCGTCACCCACTTGCCTATCTCGCGAATTTCCTCGCTCGAGCACCTGAGGCACACCCCGCCAGTGCGTCCCGACTTCTCCCCCCACCAGCCGTAGTTGTACGTCGAGATTATCTCCGCCACCGGTAACTCTCGATAGCACCGCGTGCAGACCGTCTTATCCGGCTCGTCCCGCAAAAGATGCAAGACGATAGCCCCTCCTTTGAGGCTGTACTCCACGTCCGCCGGGACATCTATCACTGTAAAGGGTGGGTATTTCTCCCCTTTGCGTGGTTTGTCTGTCTCGCTCATCTCCTCACCTCCGGTTCCAGCCCTATATCTGGTGCCTGACGTATCCGCTGGCTGAGTACGGCGGCATCGGACCACGTGAAGCTCAGGTCCTCGTTCGATGCGTAGCGTCCCAGCGTCCTAAGTGTATCGGCACGGCTGGCTTCGTCGTAGAGGAACACGTAACGTTCCGAACCCTTTACCAGCGCCAATACGTTGACGCCTCCGCTCGGCGAGAGTTCCTTGATTCGGTCCCGGATCGTCATGGCTTCACAACCTCGATCGTGAACCCTAGGGAAATAGCCGTGGCTCCTAGGAAACTATCGATACCCAGTCCGCTGATTCGCCGCTCGGTAACCCTGAGCTGTCCCTTGGGCACGGCCGCGCCCTCCTGAGTCTCGCACCACTCCGGCAAACCAGGGCCCTGGAACAGTATATCATATTCTCCGCTTTCCAGGGTGCCGACCATACGCTTCACGTACACCCTATCGGGCAGCCCCAAAGTTCCTTGACGGTAAGACAATGCGAATATGGGGTTCACGGTAACGCGGCACTTCCGGTTGCCTGACGTAGATGTCGATGCAACGCTCTCGCCCTTGCTTTCCGCGACTAGCTGTTTATTGCGGCTTACGAGCCGTTTATTCCGTGCCTTCAGTTCCCCCGCTTCGACCCGATACGCCTTCGCCCTATGCCAGAACCAACCGGTCACCATGATTAAGTCGCCATCGTCCGGCGGGGCCTCGGTCTGAAATTCGTCGGCCTCTTGCTCCCGTTGGAGGTGTCTGTTTGCGGCCTCCAATTGTCCCACCCGATCTTGTAGCCCCTCTGCTTTTTTCCGCAGCCTTTCCTTCTCCAGTAAGTGCTGATCCCACTCCTCGAATTCCATTTGCACCTTCATGGCCTCGCCCTCCCATTGGAGTATTGCCCCGCGTTGGTTACCTAGCCACCGAGCAGATTAGGGGACTGCTCGGCGTTGCGGATGTTCAGTGTGCCGGTTACTGCCCCGCCCGCGGCTGCCAGTGTCACCGTGATTTGGTCCGTTGACTCGATCGGGAGAAAGTGCGATGGTATCCGCCCGGGTCCTGCGTCGGTGATTGCGACCAATATGTCAGTCGTGCCGTCACTGATGAGAAGCGAACCGGCGGTAGGCGCGGCGTCATAGCTGAAGAGCACGTCCGCGAGCCGGTGCTTGCCATTCCCCTGGGCAGTCGTGGTGGCTATAGCCGCGGTATCGACGGCGGGTGCGTGGACTGTCCAACCTCTAATAGTCATGGGTATGATCCTTTATAGCTTGCCCGGGGTTGCCCCGGTGAGTGATAGTCCTATCCCGATCCCGCCTTTGGGGATCGCGAAGAACGTCCAGCCGGTGTTTCCCGTGCCGTCCTCAAATCCCAGCAACGGCGTGGTTCCGTCGGAACGAAAGCAGTTCCAACCGATGCCGGTCTGTGCTCCGGTAAGTGCCACGTTTTGCATCTTGCAGTGAAACGCGGTATTGGTGCCGCTGACGTTATTGATCGTTAGTGCCGCACTGGCAGCCATGTCGAGCAGCGCGTCCGGCTTGCCTTGAATCAGCAAGTTGCCGTCCACGGTCCAGGTCCGGCCGTCCAGGTTGACGGTCGCCACGTCCGAGCCGGCCTCTAGTATCAGGTCGCCGCCGTTGGCCGTTTTTAGGTCAGAGCTACCCGGGTCCCAGGTGGCTCCGCTCTGTACGGCGAAGCCGTCGCAAGTATCGATGTCCGCTGCTTGGGTGAACGTCCCTCCGGCGATGACGATCGCTTCTAAGTCGGGTGCTACGCCGTCACCATCGGTGTACGTGGCGTTGGCAGTGAACGTGATGACGCCCGTGCCCTTGGTGTAGGTGACCGTGCCTCCGCCGTCTGTTATCGTGAGATTCGCTGCTAGCGAGAAGTTGGGGTTGGCGCTATTGGTGATCGTTAGCGCGTCGGTTGCGCTTGCCTCGTAGGTCAGGTTGCCGGCAAAGACGTAGGTTCCAGCGCCCGGGGCCCATGTCCCGGCCGTGTCGGTCGTGAATATCTTGCCGATCGGGTAGCTGCCCGGTGCAATCGGGTCGGTCTCATTACCTACCAGCAGCTCTAGGGTACTGCCGGCTGCGAACGTCGCTCCGTTGTTGGTGGTGATACCCTTGCCGGTGTCGGGTTCCGCAAGCCGTAGGATCCCGGTTCCTGCAAACGCACTGGCGGCGCCTAAGCTGGCGGTGGCTGTGCTCAGTAGGTCCAGCCGCTTGCCGTCCATGTCCAGCGAGCCGTTGAGCGTCAAGGCGTTGGCAATTGGCTGATTCGTCGTTACCGCTGCCGTGATGGTCGCGTCGGCCGCGATAGTCAGGTTGTATAGGTTGGTGTTGTCCTTAGCCGTCAGCGTCTTGCCCGTGCCCGTCATCACGACGGTGCTGGTCCCATCGGCCACGGAGCTGGCGGCAGAGTAATCGAAGCTGCCTGCAATCGTGATCGTCGCAGCGTTAAGCGCTACCGTGCCGGCGCCCCACGTCACGTCGCCATGGCTGAACGTGCCGTCGCTCGCAGAATCGTACTGCAACGCACCGCTGTTGAACGCGAAAGCACCTGTCATCGCCACGTCCGACAGGTCCACATCCACATCGTCGAAATCGACCGTGCCGCTTGCCTTGTCGATTTCGACGCTGCCGGTATCGACGTCCGCCATGTCGAGCGTAACGTTGTCCGTACCGGTCAGGAGAAACACGGCTCGCGTGATTGCATTATCATCGAACACCAAATTCCCGCTGTCGGCGATCGTGATATTGCCTAGCACCTCGATCGGCTCGGTGCCGGTGGTGAACGTGAGCGTACCGGACGTCTCCGTTATCGCGAGGTCGCCGTCAACTGTCAGTGGGTTGTCACTGGCGTTGAAATCAAGGGTCGTGCCGTCGCACGATATCGTCAGATCGCTAGAAATGTTAATCGTGGGGTTGTTAGTGGCGAGGTCAACTATCAGCTCACCAGTGGCGGACGTGTCACACGTCAGGTCGCCGCTAAATATGTACGTACCGGCCCCGAAGTTAAATTCCCTGCCACTAACGGAGGCCAAAATTCTTACTAACGCCGAATCATAGGTACCCGGTGCCAGCGGAGAATCACTCAGGTCGCGGGGATTGCTGATCGTAAAGGTCGACACATCAATCGTGCCGCCGTCGCTTAGAGTCAGGATGTCGCCAGTGGTTGCGATGTAGTCGTACGTCCCGTTGCTTGTCTCGTCAGTAATGTTGCCAGTTATGTTTACTACGCCACTCGCCTTTACGGTTTGTCCGGACGCTATTTCCAATGTGCCGACGACAGTTGTAACACCCGCCACGTCCAACCGGGTCCCCTTCATCGTGGTCGTACCAGGCCCAAACGTCACGTCAAATAGGTCATGGTCACTTTCAGTGGTAATCTCACACGTGCCAATAAACGACACTGATCCAGCAGTCGCCGTCAACGTTACCTGGTCAGTAGTGGTATAGACACAATCAGTGAAGACGTGATCGCCGGTACCGAAGTCGAATGCACCCGAGCCGGCCAGTGTGACGTCGCCGGTGACGTTTAGGTTGAACGAATCACAGTCAACGACCCCATCGTAGTCAGCGGTCACTGACAGATCGCCTAGGGTCGCCGTGTGTACGTCCAGGGTGCAGTCATCGTCAGTTGTGCCATCGATAAGGGCACAGTCACCGCATCCCGGCACGGCGTCCAAGTCCCAGTTGTCGGGCTCGTCCCACGTCTCGTCGCCGTCAGCGTTGTTCCACGTGTACGTCGCCGTGTCTTCGAGGCTCAGGAAGTTCGTCAAGAAGACGTGATTCACGTTGCCCGGGGCCGGGTGCAAGAATCGGATGCGCATGTCCCCGCCCGACTCTCCGTTGCTGTAGTATTTGGATTCCTTGGCTATCGTCCATTGCAGGCTCTCGTCTTCCGAACCAATCTGGATAGAACTCGGGCTGATCGACTCCCAGTCTTCGCCGACGTAATCCCAGACGTACACATCGACCGTGTGGGAACCCCCGGCCGCAAAGTAGTACCCGACGAATCGGACAACCTTGGGCAGCCAAGTCTGATCGACGAACGTGTAGTAGAAGTCGAAGCCGTCCGCGGTATTGGTCTCGTCGACTTCGTGCCGGGCGCTATCGTCCGTAAACGTAGCGGTATACGTGAGCGTCTCCGCTCCGATTCCCAGATTCGTAAATGAGTCTGCTGTTGTAGCCATCTACCCTACCTTACGTGTACATGCTTTTATTGCAGGCCCAATTATGCCGGCTGCGACGCCCCGTAGAAGTAACCCTGTGCTAAATTGTACGTATGCCAATTCAACTTGCCCGTGCCCACAGCAGGCATTCACTACGCCAACTAGTCGCCCAATACATCCGTCGTACCCTTCCAGCGTGTTCGTGGCAGCGCAGTACCCACAAGGGCGACGTTGCCATGAGGTGGAGACACGTTCCCTTGTATCCGAGAACAACCATTCCCCATCTTCGTTGTGTATTTTATGTCCTCGAAAGTAATCACGGTCCGCAACTGCCATCACTCCACCTTACGCCGGTTGTGTGCGTGGTGCCCGTGCGTACTGCCCGTTGCCGTCCGGCTCCCAGTAATACAGGGGGTTGGGTGACGCGAAAAGTTTCGTACACTCCACTTCCTCTGCCACGACAGGGCAGGCGTCGAACACGTGATCGTCACCCTGCAACGGCGAGACGATGGTTATCGCCGGCTTCTCCTGATAGTACCTGTTGAGTGTGAACCGGGTGCGGAGCAGCGGGCTGAACTCGCTCGGATTGTCCACGACCACCTCCCCCAGCCGGATGTGGCAATCGACACAGTCGCCGAACCCGCAACCCGATACCCGCACGTCAAGGCCGCTTCCCTCGACGGCCAGGTGCACCGGCTGATGCTCGAAATGTACCGCGTCCAGGGCGATGTAGCCACGGTTGTCGCCGGCCGCATGGAGTCCGCCCCACCCGTTCCCCTCGATCACGGTCGCCTGGTCGATCACTAGCTGAACGCCCTTGGAACAGTCGGTGATGTATATCCCGCAACCGTTGCGGCGGATGTCCGACTGGCCGCCGATGTGCGTCGTGCCCATCATCCCCTCACCCCGAACGCCCTGGGCACAGTGGTACGCACCACAATGATCGATCTGGTTGCTGAACGTGCCGGACAAGTCCCAACCGAACAGGAGATTCTCGCAGCGGACGTCGCGCCAGACAGTCCCCTTCGGTACACCGTCAACAGAGGCAAAACCGGCGGCCAGTTGCTCGGACGTCTTGGCCTTGTACTCACCCACGATCTCGAAGCCGGAGAACGTCAGATGTCCGCCCTCGGGTTGGCCCGCGACGTGCTGGAATCCCCGTAGCTCAAATACCGTGGAACTAACAAAGTCCGGCCGAACCTGAATCGTCGCGCCACGCCCGTAGATGTGTCGGCCCCGATGAACCGGTCCGATGGTGATGGTGCTACCAACGGGATACGTCTCGGAGCCCAGGTCCAGGGCTACGTCACGATCCGCGCAATCCGCCAGTGCGTTTTCAAAGGCGACCGTCCAGTCGTCACCGCCGTCATAGTCCCGCAGCCGCACGATGTCGTCGACGGGACACTTCGCCATTTGTCTGAAATGCTGGTATAGTTCCATGTCGTACTCACCTTCGGAATGCGGACTCGACACAGCCGGCACCATAGTCTACGTCGAAATCATGGTCTTCGTAGTCAACATCCACGAACCCATCGGGCCCGGAGACAACCCACAGCGCGGAGTCTTCGTCCGCTTCGCAATAGACTGTGACAACACCGCGGTCCCACTGCATGTAGAGCCCCGTTGGAATCGTCCGGACACGTGGGCGCGGGAGCCGCGGTGTCTGTCGTAGTCGCCGAAGCACCTTCAAACCGAAGCTGTAGGCGACCCGTGCCGGGTCTCGCCGGTACCGTCCCCGTAGGGTCCACACGTTCTTCGCGGTGGCGCTATCCATGGTTCACTCGGGTGGCGCTTCGATGAACGTGACCTTACCGGTCATGACAACGCTAGCATCGGCCGCGCGGTCAGGCCACTCGGCCTGCTCGGGGATCGGTAGCTCGATACCGGCGCCGACCTCGCGGATGCCCGGATGTAATAGCATGTGTTCGCGGATGGTGGCCTTGCTTGCGTTCGGATCGATGACCACGAACGGCAGGTAGACCGTCTCGCCGGCCGCTAGCTCGCTCGCAGTTGCCTTTACCTGCCGCATCCGGGTGTTGGCGTCCTTAACCGTCGGCTTGTCCTTGTCAAACGCAGCCGTGGTTTTCAGTGGGTCGGTCTTCATGGGTTCTCCTAAGTATTGATAACGTCGGTACTTACGGGGTACCGGACATTCTTAAACTCCACCATATCGTCCGGGTACTCTTGACCAAGTACCACCGGAGTGATGAAGTACCACTTACTCCTGCACGCCGCGACGGCTTCGTCCTCTGTGGCAAAGATGCCCTGAAAGTCCCATGCGACGCCTTCGTCCTCTGTGGCAAAGATGCCCTGAAAGTCCCATGCGACGCCTCCTGTTGCTGTAACCGATCGCCATTGTCCGCACAACCATAGTGTCATCGGCTCAGTCCTCCGTACCGTCATTGGCCACCCTGACCACGATAGGAGCCAACCCGGAGGCGTTCTTACGTCTGTCATGTCAGGTACCCCAGGCCCCACGTCACGATCGCGCCGATGCACACCAAAACTACTGCGCACGTCCCATAGGTCACACACTCGACACGCCCCAATCTCTCGGAGGCTGGCCGGCGGCCGTTGCCATTGAGGAATAGCAGGTTCGGGTCAAGCTTCTTGGCCAAGTCGTTGATGGCCGTGAGCGTGGGATCTTCGTCGGTCATCGCTCACCTACTTCGTGGGGGTTTCCGCGGGTGGCTCTTGGGCGGGTGCCTGCTGTATAGGCGGCGCCTGTGCGGGTGGTGTGACGTATGTGATGTTCGGTGCTGCCTGCTGCTGACCTCCGCCGCCAAATCGGGACATAAGCTTCTCGATCATCAGCGGGTCACCGGTTTTAATCCTGTCTCCAATGTCGCGCCCGATCAGCCAGCCCATCATACTGAGTACCAGAGCTCCGATCCCACCGATGCCTGCTACACCCGCCAACATCTCGCCACCGGTCCACCCTAGCTCGCCGCCCTTGTCGCCGGCGTAGTCTTTCGCGTACAGCTTGGCCAGTTCCAACGCCGACGCCTCCGGGTTCTCTGCCTCGACCTTATCCAACCGCTCTTGCATCCGCTGCATAAGCGTGTCACGGTCGCCGAGCGCGGCCTGCGTGATCTTGGCCAGCGCGGTTACCTGATCGTTGGTCGCGTCAATAGCGTCCAGAACGGCCGGATTATCGATCGTGCCGTCGTCCGGCTCGGGCGGTCGGAGATAGCCGGTTCCGTGCAGCGGCTCGGCAGTCTGGTCGATTATCACGTCCAGCTTCTGGTCGATCGACTCAAACGCGGTGCCGAACCCATCCAGCTTGTCGCCCACCGAGTTGACGGCATCGACCACGGGCTGCATGTCGACCTTGACCATCGGCCGCGCACTGGGCGCCGGGCCGGGTACCGGCAGGGTCGGATAGATGTTCTCCAGCCGTCCGATCCGGCCGTTCTGCAGCCCGTTGTATTGGTCCTGCTCCTGACGGTACGGCAAGACGCGGCCCGAGCCGAACGGGTTCAGGATACTGCCACCTTGGCAGTTGCCATCCGGGCAGCCTCCGGGTGGGCATACCTGAGTCAAAACCGCCCCATCCAGCCCGCGCGCAACTTGTGCGCGCCAGCCCGCACAAGTTGCGGGCTGGTCCAAAAGGCTGGCTGAGGCGTCAAGCCCCCGAAGGGGAACCTCAATAGCCCCGGCCCGCGCGTCCATGCGCTGAGCCGAGGGTTCCTGGTGCCCGAGGGCAGCCAAGATGCGTGGTGCCGGGATGGCTATGCCTTCCCGGTCGTCTGGTGTTCTGGCTCGAATCAGACCGACAATCTCCGTAGCGTCCGCGTTGAACAATGCGGACCCCGATCGCCCGCCGGCTGGGCTGGGTAGGAAGCGCATCTGGCTGGCATCGGGATACCCGAGCAGATGACCCTTCCATCCCGTGGCCCAATTACCGTCGGCACATCCTATCGATGTCACCGTCTCACGGGCTGCCGGCATGTCGCGTGCTATCGGTATGGCCGGGGGTACTCGCCCGCCAAAGGCTGCTGTCGGGATAGCGATAACTGCGACGTCGATAGACGGGTTGCGCATCACAACGCTTCCCGTGACCGGTAGGCTCTGATGACCGTGACTCCAGAACTCACACTCGGGGCTCGGCGCGTCGACTACGTGGGCGTTGCTCAGCACCAGCACGCGGTCGGCGGTGGCGGAGATTACGACCCCGCTACCGCGTCCGCCGGGACAGGATACCCGGCACGTTGCGTCAACGCAGGTCGACATGTCACCGAACACGGCGGCCGCCATGGCCAGCAGGGCGATCACTGTTAGGATAAACACTCTCATGACTCTGGGCTTTCTGGTTGGGTAGTTTTCTTGAGTTTTCTTTCGGCAGCGAACCGTAGCCTTCGCTCTTCCCTGGCCATGTTTAGGAGTACCAAGGCGCGTGCCTCACTGGCCTTCTTGCTTACCCATGGCCACCAGTTAGGAGGTAAGATGTGCAACCTAATGAAACCTCCCATCGGCTTACTCTCCGTCTCCATCGGTAAGCGGCTTGCCCTCCACGGTCGGCAACAGGGTACAAAGGTAATCCAGGAAGGGTGATCTTGCAAGGTCTCCCGGCTGGACGAACGAGGCCGGCAGCCTCGCCACCAGGTCGAGCCCTCCGGCCTCCACCGCCTTAGCTACGGCACCGGAGCACACGCAGGGTTGGACCCGGCCGTTGTCGTCGTCGGTCGGCGTCTTCAGTACCAGCCGCAAGAACGGCACGTGCCGCAGCACGATGCGGAACATGTCCCACCAGCCGTAGGGCAAGGCGACCAGTTGCCGCATCCGGTTGACCATTCTTTGCCCCCGCCCCTCCGGCGTATACGCTCCGGGCCAACCCACCGCTTCGCACACTTTGTACACGTCGATCTGGCCCGGGTAGTGGGCGTCAACTACGTCGCTCAGCACATTCTCCCGGCCGCCTGGGCCTTCGAGCACTTCCAGGCACACTGGCACTCGGCCCTCGAAGCTTCGACGTTCCACCATGCCCGCGTGGCAATACTCCGACCGCCCGAGCCGAGCAATCGGGATACCCCACAACCACCGGAATGACCGCCACGATACCCGGTCCGGCCGGAACAACAGCACGGCACCATGGGGGATGTCGTCGCGTACCGCGTCGTAGTGTTGGAAGGTTTGTTTCATTGTGTCGTTGTGAGTTGAGGTTCCGGCAGGATTCGATACCTGCACCCGTCATCAGTCGAAGTCTCGCTGGCATTATCTGCCAGGACATCCTTCTGTTCTGCATATTCCAGCAGCGGCCAATCAGGGAATTGTCAACGTGGCCTTTCGGCTGGTACCCAATCAGGATAAACCGCCATGGGAGAACCATCAAACATCTTACATGACAACTGCGTATCTTCCGCCACGAAACCTCAAGTGCGGACAAATGGGACTCGAACCCAAATCTCTCCGGTGACTACCAAGGCCCTGCCGGGCCGGAGGCGCCTAGCCGAAGCGTGTTACCGAGCACCCCTGCTAGCCGAGATGCCATTACACCAGTCCGCAAAGTACTCGTCGACTAACAGGCCCACCCGATAACAAACAGGATCCCACTCAGGCTCCTCGTCATCGGTCCGCTCAGCTATCCGCACCGACTCCGTCGGGATTCTCACACGGTCGCTCATATCACTCTTTTGGCCAACTAGCAGGTTCGTCAAACACGGGGCGTCTACTTGCGTCTAACCCAGCCGCCATCATTATACGACCTTGTCTACCCCCGGGCCCCCAAAGGTGGCACGAAGTTCCTTGATTTCCTCTTCCTCCGCTTTCGCAACGGACTGTACGACGTGGCGCGCCACGTCGTACTTGGTCGCGATGGTGTCGAGCCCGAGCCCGTCGATCATGTCGCTCTCGATCCTCTCGACCAGGGTCGCCGTGATCTTCCTGCCGCGGTGCGGCGTCGGCCGCCAGCGAGGGCCGGCCCTGTCAATGGCCACGGCCCGCGGCGTCCGTCGGAACCGGAGCCGCGGGCCGGTTCGATCGGTCTCGATGTACCGCCAAATCGGCAAACCGAAACAAATCAGCAAATCGTAGGTCCTGACCCATCGCTTCCGGGTGGCGTATGGCCCCTCGTTGACGCATAGTATGACGGCCGCCCACGTCTTCATGTCCGAGCCGAACCACTGGCCGGGAGAGAGTCTGTCCAGTACGATGTTTCGCTCGTCACTATGGTCTCTGACGATCGACTGGATATTGACCGGGCTATCCACCAGGGCGATGCCGGCGATCGACTGGCAAAACCTCACCAGCCCATCACGCTGACCATCGTATCGTGACACGTCAGCCCAGATCGGCTCGACTCCATCCATCCCAGCGTCCCTTCCGTGACTGACCGTTATCGCCCGGCTCGTTTCGCCAGGTCGTATGCCGCTTGGAGATTCACCAACGTCTGCGGGTTTACGCAGAACGCTTTTGCGAGGTACTTCGCTAGAGTCCGATTCACCGGGATCCTGCCACCTAGCAGTAGCGGCATGTACTGCACGGGGATGCCGGACACCTCTGATAGCTTTAACGCCGTCCACCCTCTCGCCTTCATTTCATCGCGTATATACTCGGCGGGGTGAATCGCCTCAGCAGGTATAAATGGTTTGTCAGTCATGTCACACCTCCTCGTACAGTAGGCGAAAGAATATCCGGCGCGGTGGGCTGCCTTCGGGGATTAGCGTGGCGAGTTCTTCAGAAGCAAAAGGCATCAGGTCATCGCAATCGGAGTATAGTTTCTGCCGCGTGGCGCTATATGTCGCGCACGCGCTCCCTTCTATCTGCTCTACCCACACGGGACTCCCGCTGCCGTCAGGCCACTGCGAAAGGCGCGCCTCAATCCAATACGACCGGGCCGGCGGAATGTCAACTCGCTCCGAAAGCCCCTGCGTACACATGAAGGCGCGCACCTTGTTTGGATTGTCTACAGCGCACAACCACCCCTTGCGGAGCGTCAATCGTGGGCTCATCTTTTTCATCATCACACCTCCTCGGTATTCCACACGCCGCTCGGGCGCTTAATCAGTAAGAACTTGAATGGGTACTGGTCGGCGGCACAACGCAACCGAACTCGGCCGGCCTCTCGCATATGCCCCTTTACCTCATGAATCTCAAAGCAGAGATCGTTCCATAGCACGGCGAAGTCCGGGGTATACCACACGGCCCTCCCGCCCTTCTTGCCGGGCAGCGGGAGGGCAAGCAGCAACCTGATGCCTTCGTACTTGGCCCACAAAATCCTACCGCATTGCTTGGCGGGTAGGAGTATCTCGTTGTAGTAGTCGGTCTCCAGCTGGTTCATTACGTGGCGCTGTTTATGCTCGCCCTTCGCGCAGACCCGCTTCGTTTTCTGGCCGTCCGTGTAGGTGCGCGGCAGTTCCATCACGCTCCCTTCCTGGCGTCTTGCCTTTGTTCCTCACGGCCGCACAACTCGGTGATATCTTGGGCAAACCGCCGCGCTTCGTGAAGTGACAGGCGTAGGTCCCCGGAACTGTCGAAGCAGATACGACCGTTGATGACCTTCACGTGGACCCACCGGTCGCCGTCGGCTACATCGCTATCGTCGAGGCAGCAACCATCGACGTCACGGTCCATCAGGTAGTACCTAGCCATCACGTTTCCTTTCCGGCACGTGGTCGCGGCACGTATTACGGTAGCCCTTTGGCGTCATCGTCCCCGACGTCACCGGCCGGCAACATCCGGGTTCATCACACGCAACGCGACAGCAGTCTACGCCCTTACATTGCGGACACCCGTGCAGCATCACCTCACTATCGAACGGGCTGGACGCAAGCAGAAGCTCACTAACGTCGCCACACCAGTCACACTCGGCACACACCCTCTTCTGCTTTACCATCACGCTCCCTTCCTGGCGTCTTGCCTTCTTTGTGGGCACATGCAGAACTCATCGCCGCAATCGCAGCCGTTATGGCTTTCGTGGATGGCTTCCCAGAGGTCGCCATAATCTTGGCAGCCGCGCCAGTCACGGCGTATGGCCGCACACACCAGGCACGTCTTGACTGTATAAAACTCATCAGCGCGGAGTGCCTGGTAATCATACCTACTGCCGGGTTCGATGGCTTCGCCGCACTCGCAGCAGCGGTGCCGCTTACGGGCCACCGGAGTCGTGGACTTTAAGAAAACTATCTCGTAGTCGTAGTCGCAACTGCTGTCACAGGACTGGAACATCACGTCTCCTTCCTGGCGTCTTGCCGCCGGTCGCTATTCCACCCACTTGGTTCCGTCCCACGCTCGCAACGGCTTGCGGTGGCTGGGCCAGTTGCAGTTACACACAACCGCGCCATCCTTCAGACGATCCCAGGCGTTCTGGCCTAGCAGTCGCTCCGCGTCAGACTTGTCTCTCGCATTCAACGAACACCAGACCGGTCGGTGATGTCGATACCGCTCATCCAAAACGTGGTGTAGCTTCTCGCGCTGAAATCGCGTGAGTTCCTTCCGACCTGGTACCGGGTCGGCTAGATACAACACGGTCGCGGTTGCCAGCCGCGAGAGTATGTCGACCTGCGAGCTGTCGTCAAGTATGGCTTCTGTCAAGGACGCCCACAACCGGGTGCCGTCTTGGAACGCTACGTTGTACCCAAAGAGCCGCGCGAGGATTGATAGCAGGAGGTCTTTGCCGGTTCCCGGGCGGCCAAACAAGACCACTCCCTCCCCTTTGTTAACGCTACTCTGTAGCCGGCGGGCGTAATGCTTGAGGCCTTGGACAACCTCCGTCTGCCCTGTGTGGTCGCACTTGAAGTTGTCCCAGTTGAGGCCGACGTATCGTGCGCCAGCCTCCAACGCAAACCGTTCAAACGGCGTCTTGACGCCAAATAACTCGCACCGCTCAGAATCCGTCAGCGTTCTTGCGCAATGCTTTCTGGTTAGCTCGCGATAACGATCGTCAGATATCCGCGGCTCCGCTGTAGTCTGCTGGTCCATTATCGGTACTCCCATGTACTTTGTCAAAATACGTAGTTTCCACAAGCTTCAACACGTTGTCATCCTTCAACAGCCAGTCAAGGTCCGGCTCCCAGTCGCCATCCTTGCCGCGATAGATGAGCGGGAACTTGGCCAACGCTTGGCGGTACAGCCCAAGCCAGGCGGGGTCCCTCAGTTTGGCCACCATGATCCGCCGCCGGCTCGGGCTGAGCTGCACAAAGGGCTTAACCCCCTCACATTGGTTGAACTCTTCTGCAATCGCATCGACGCCCACCGCCGTCAGCAACGGCTGTTGCTGTAGTGTTTCTTCTACCTTCTTTCCCTTCTTTCCCTTCTTCTTTCCTGGCGCATCACTGGCGCCCAACTGGCGCATCACTGGCGCATCACTGGCGCCCAACTGGCGGCTGTCCTCTTGCCTGTCCTGCCAAGTGTTGTAGTTGCAGATAGTTACGATCGTTGGTCTACTGGTAGTGTCCGTTGTAATGTTCCCCCATTTGGCCAGCAGAGCGAGGTTCTTCCGGACGGTGCCTTCCTTCTGGTTGAGCCTCTTCGCGTATGACCCGCGACCGAATATCACCTGCCCCCTCGCTAGCTTGATTGTTCGGTGTCCGCTGCCGCTTCGGACCTTCTCCCACCCGTCCGAGAATCGGGCCCTCAACAACAGCTCGACCCAGAGGTGGCCGCACTCCGCGTCCTGCCAGCAGGCCGAGTCTAGCAGCCGTCGATCGATCTTGATGTAGCCTATCGGCATCCTAGCCTTCCGTGTCGTTCCATTTTCGCAGGTAGATATTCCGGACTCGCTTCGCAGCCACTGGCAGCCAGACCGGGATATCCGTCTTCCGGTGGTCCTTCGCCGGGACGCGGCGGTAGAGCCCCTCTCGTTTTATGATCGTGAATAGCTGCCGCTGGACGCCCGTAAAGCCAGTTGTCACCGGCAGCATGGAGTGAAACTCCCCAAGCCGGTTTGTTGCCATCGCTAGAGCTATCCTGTTTTTTCCTACCCCGATCTTTGCGTGCAGGCGGCCGCAATTGCCTGTGTGGCATACGCTGTAATCCGTCGCGTTAATTCGCACCTCGCCGCACTCCTCGCACCTCGCCAGTTTAATCTCCCGCTCTTCAGGCATCGTCTTCTCCTTTGCTATTCTCCCGGTCCGCGGCGTCGGCCGACTCAACCAGCTTGGCGGCCAGTTGTAGAAGCATCCCATCCGGGACGCCGGGAAACGTTCGACGCCCGAGCGGGCCTTCCTTGGATCACTTCGCTCGCTCCAAGTCAGCAAGTACCGCGCTCCCAGCGCTTGAAACCGCGTTGTACGCCTCTACCTTCACGGCAACATAGCTCCCCGTCCCCGGGTTCCCGATGGCCCATCCGGTAATATTTACGGCCGCGTCGATGAGGGCGTTGAGCGTCTCGTCTGATATCGACTCCCGCACGGTCTTCATAGTCACCTCCCTTCTAGTTCATCATTCCTCATTCATCATTCAGCATTGAATTAGCTCCCGCCGTTGATGCAGCACCGCTGGGAGCGCGCGGCTTAATGTCGTCCCCAGTTTTTTATTCGAGGTTTGGGGCCGCTGCGTTATCGGGCTCTTCGGCTTCACCCGATTAAGAACTGCCGACACCAGTCAAAAGGCGTAACTATCGGCCAAAGGGCACCCGAATCCTCTGGGCATGCGATCGGTGGATTATACCGGCACTGGCCATACACTCCGTTACTATCCGCTGGGTAAGGATCCCACCAATGACAATCAACACATCCTATCTTTTTGCCGTCGTTGTCCATCGTCTCACCTCCCTTTCCCTTATAGTAAACCCGCCGCCGGACCGTGTTCTCTTGGTTGTCGGACCGGCGACGGGGAGCAAAGGCTTCAGTCTGCCTCCTTGAATTAGCTCCCGCCGTTGATGCGGCACCGCTGGAAGCGTGGCGGCAAATATGTCCCCCGGTTTGTTACGGGGCCGCTGCGTTATCGGGCTCTTCGGCTTCACCCGGTTGACCCTCTAGCCGCTTGGCGTCTCCCAGTACAACCTCAATTGCGTTGCGACAAACCGCTTGCCAATTGATATCGTCCCGTTGCCTCATTCGCGCCCAGAGTGCTCTTGGAAGACACACATTGAGCTGCAACCTGGTGGGTTTTACACGGGTAATATTTTCCATCGTCTCACCTCCCTTTCACTTATAGCAAACCCGCCGCCGGACAGTAGTCTCTCTCATTGGTTATCTGGCCGGCGACGGGGAGCAAAGGCTTCATTTCTGTTTTCTAGAAGTCCTGATTGCGTCAATCGTCGTCTGGTATGCCTCGGCTAGTGCCCGCGTGGGCTTACGCAACCCGGGCGGGAGCCTGTCCACGTCGCCAAACAGACACCAGGCCACGCAATAGAGATCGATCCGCCAGAGGTCCCTGTATGCCTCTTGGATAGACTGTGATGGCCAGCGGGTGCCGAGTTCGATTCTGGCAACATGGACCCTACTACACCCGATCTGCGCGGCCACTTCAGCCTGGGTCAGGCCGGCGGCCTGTCTTATACACCGCGCGGCCGCTCCGATCTTGACTCCCATGGCTAACCTCCCTCTTCTCTGTAAAGGCTGTCCGCGATGTGCTGGCACGCGGCTGATAGATGTGCCAGCCGGACCGCCTGGCGGTTGCTTGTCGTCATGCCAGTCAACGTACTCAGGTAACACATTACCAGAGTACCCACTCCCGCCGCCACGGTATCGATCGGTAAAGCAAACGTCGAAAGGCTCTTCCTCACCGCCGCCTCGAAGCTCGACAGCTCAACCTGGTTTTCGGCACACGCGAGGTCGAGTGTCCCGGCATCAACACAGCGGGTTGCGACGCGCTGCAACTCCTTGACACATGGTATCTGGTTATTAGACACGGCTAGCCCATCGACGTTAAGACCGGCCGCGGCCTTGAGTACCTGTTCAATGTCTTCCTTTGCAACGCGGACCGCCCCGCGATCCAGCTTGCTATCCGCGTCCAGCTTCGCCTCCACCGCGGCGGCCACGGCCTGGTCGAACTTGGCTTGGTCAGTTTCGGCGAGTGCCTCCAGGTAGCCGGCCACCTCATTAAGACTGTCCATATCGCCCCACCTCAGTAGCCGTCTCTCATGTTGGCCGGGCAATGTCACGAGCTCGGCGGATGCCGAAATGGCGCTCAGTATCTCCGCCGCTTCTTTCTTATTCACGACTCACCTCCTTCGGGTTGGGTTAAATATCCTTGTCCGCGATTCGGTGATGTGCCTTCTTATCCCAGGTCTCCACGTTGCCGGCATATGTCTTCTGTGAGCCACCAAGTTCCTTAATGAAGGCCTTGCCCTGGTCGCATAGAGCCATCACTTCCTCAGTGGTCTTCGCGGCGCCAAAGGCTTCCTCAAGCTCTGCCATCCAGATCACGGGGTCGGGCTTGTTTGCTGCCTTTAGCGTCTCGTCTGCCGGTGCCTCCGCCGCGACGGCCTGGCCCTTGGGCGTCAGGATGTCCTCCGGTTCGGACTCCACGTCTACCGCCGGTGCGTTCAGCCGCTCGGTTAGTTCGCCGAGACTCTTCGGCGTGGCGGGTATCGCCTTGGGCTCATCCATATCCTCTACCTCATCGTCGGTGGGTAACCCCATTTGAACCTCCGGGCAATGCGTGCGAATCAAATAGGTAGCCGACCGGTACCGTAGCATGAGGTCTGGGTTTGTGACCCACAGCGGGATCATACCGCTCTTACCTCGTGGCTTGGTCCATCCTGACTTATTCGCCAGCGCCATATCCACAGTCAGATCAATCTTCGTACCGGTATCATCCGTTGCGTAGGCACGGCATGCCCGTGTTCCGCCTTCGCCGGTCAGCTCGAAGTGTATGCGGCCGTCTATCGCTTCCGATCTATTCGCTAAGGCGATCGCAAGTTGAGCGCCCATCGACGGGGTGCCATGGACGACGTATAGTTGCTGAAAAGCCAACATAATGTTGATCTTTAGCCGCATAGCCGTGTCAATCACGACGAAACAGTCCGAAATTCTGTCCTGCCCGGGCTCGGCAAACCTCGCCTGGAATCGTTTGGGCACCATTTCAGACTTAGAATAGAGCGTGGCCGCCCGCCATACCTGCTTAAACCGACCAGGATCAACTACGTTCCGATAGTCCTCTGGGATGGTGGCATCCATCACTTGGTCGAGCAGGCCGGTTGTCGCGCTTACTTCTTGAGCCTCCGCAACGTCCTCTGCTGGGTCGCCTTGACCGTGTACCCCTTGCATTCCGTTGTTTTCCATGAGTACTTACCTCCTCCTGGTAACGTGCCGAAGGTCGCATCCCCCAGCGCTTGTTTAATTTCGTTTTCTAGTGAAGTCTTGAGGTCCGCCAAGTTCTTGATCTCCGCCTTTACTTCCAAAAGCCGGTCGCCTACTTCTTCCACTTCGAGCGTCAACGATATCGTCTCGCCGGAGTCTTGCGGATGTAATTGCCTGAGCACCCGGGCGTAGGTCTCAGGCGACGTGCCGTCAAGCGGTGGCGGATCGTGGTCGACCACCCGCTGCCAGAACTTGGCCTCGGTGGCCATCATGGCCTTGACGAAGTCCGGATCGTACTCGACGTCGTAATACCGGAAGTCGCTCTTGCCGATTAGCGCGGCTATCGTACCCCACTTCGTGGACGTACATTCCATCTCGTGTTGTATCTGGACCTCGACGTCCAGCGGTGGGCCCTCTTTCCATGCCCACGCGACGCGATCGTCGACGTTCTTAATCTGGACGATCCCAACGCCCTCGACTCGGCCACCCCGATCACCGTCGCGCTGGATGGCGTCAGGCGTGCAAAACATGATCGGGCAAGTCGGATGGCGCCTAATCGCGTATGGCTGCGACAACATTACGTTTCGCCCCGTGTCTTCGGCCAACGCCTTGGCAATCGGTTGTTCCATTAGGTGGCCCCACCTGAAGAGTTCCCGCTTGGCCGCGTCCGGCTCGATTTCGCCGGGGCTCACCTTGTCGGCCCACAACTCGTATGGCGTCTTGTACGTCGGGACACCCAGGGCAGCGGCGGCATCGGAGCCACCGAGTCCCTTTTTACGTTCCGCCAGCCATTCGGCCTCCGTCGGTAGTATGTCACTCATCGCCGGCCTCCCGTTCATTATGCTTCCGCAGTTCCAAGACGACGTGCCATATGCGATCCGTGATATTGTTGAGCGAGTGTATCACGAGGCACACCCATATTCCCACCACCATGATCGCGCTAATGAACATTCCGAGAGATAGACTACTCATCGCCGGCCTCCAGTAGTTCGGTGACTTGATGGTCCCGGGCAGCCACGTCGGCTACGAGGGCCTCGACTGCGGCGTCGGGTAACCAGACGTCGCACTCCCCCTTGTGGTAAATGACAGCTAGACCGTGAGTCTCAAATCGTACCTCTCCGAGCTTGTCACGATAGAGCCTCCACTCGTTGCATTTGGCTATTTGCTTTTCGCCTCGCATGTCTTCAACTCCTTCCTCTTCGGCTGCATGGACGCCGACTCGCCAAACTTCTTCGGTGATGGCGATTGCTAGATCAGTTGCTACCGGCACGCGGATGCAATAAAATAGATGGCCACTGACGTTGCGCACCAGCACGCCGTCCCGGACCCGCGCGATTAGTGTGTCGGTGGCGTGCATGACTTCTCCCTTCCCGATCGCAGGTAGACCGATGCGTCGATCGCCGTTCGTATCGCGTCGCCAAGCATCTCGAACGGCTCTTGCGTGGGATTGTGCAGGTAGATCGCCCTGCCTAATGTCTGATGACAGATTACTGCCATCGTCTTCCTCCTTTTACAAGTCTGAAAACCCGAGTGCCAGCAACGCGGCACCGATGTTTTGTTCGGCCCCGTCCAAGAGTTTGCGTACTGTCGCGTGTATCTCGCTAAAGTTGGTATCGGGCTGGATGCGGTCTAGGTCCTCGCGATCCGTCAGGGCGTCGCGGGCACGCGTCAGACATTCAGCGAACGCGCGCATATCCTCGTATATCTCCATGTCGTTAGCCATCGTCTTCCTCCTCATCGGAATGGGAACCAGCGTACTCGCACCCGTCACAGAGAATTTCTTCCCCCTCGTCTAGCTCCCTGCCGCAGTAGATACAGTATTTTTTAGGCATCGTCTTCCTCTTCGTCGAAGTAGCATGCAGTACACAGCCCCTCGCAGTCGTCATCGTCTTCGTCAAGGAACTCGCCGCAGTCCCGGCACCGAGGACCCTCCGGCGGCGACTGGTTGTCGTGCCTGAACTGGGCCCGGTCGAAGCCCTCGTTTAGATTGTCAGGCATCTCATTTCCTCCTATCAAGTATTTCCACGGCGACCAGCAGCACCGTCAGCACCGCCGCGACGATTAGGATGTCAATCATCGGCTTGCTCTCGCTGTATTCGAGCACTCATCCAGTAACGGCGAAGGTCTTTGGCAAAGTCGTCGCGTTCGGTAACGTAATGGATGTAGTCCAGGGGCACCGAGTCGACTCGATCGCCTGCGTGGGCGTGGTATTTGTCGGGCATGACCCTTAGGCCAAACGCTCGCGACTCCGCGTCTGTCATCGGCTTCTGGGGCGAGGCAGGCTCCGGAGGCGGCGGTAGTAGCGAGTGAAGCATCTTCTCGTAAATGTCCTGGCACTGGCCTCCGGCCTTGACTATCTCTTCGCCGATGAGGTTGCGAAGGTCGGCCGCCAAACGACGGTGTAGGTTCCGCTGTTCAATCCTGGCAAGGTTTACTTGGTTATCCATCGTTCTTCTCCCTGGCTTTTGCCAGCTCTGCCTTCAGCGAGGCCACGGTTGCGCGGAGTGCGTCATGGTAGTCGTCGACGCGATCCATGTTCTTATCGCAACACTCTCGGCAGCAGAATTCCCGCCAGGCTGGCAGCCAGCCGAACCACGGCAGCCCGCCAAAGTACCATTTGCGACATTCAATACAGCGTTGGAACGGGAACCACCGGAACGGGTACCAACCCGGGAGCATTTCTCTTAGCATCACTCATCCTTCAAGAGTTTCTCGACGGTTATGCGTGGATCCAGAAGGTCCTCGACGGTTATACGCAGAGCCTTGGCCAGCGCGATGATATACCTGTCCGACGGCTGGCCCTGTTCGTTAAGAACGATCGTCGACTGTGCCAGGCCCGTTAGGTCGGCCAACTCGACCTGGGTGAGACCGGCCGCGAGTCGGAGTCGTTGGAATCGACAGTCATGTTCTGGCACGCTGCGCCCCTTGTTGTCCTGTTGTTACATACTCGAAGTGAATTATCACTTGGCGGCCACGATGGATTATTGTAGCGCGGTCAAAGTCGGCATCGCAGAGATTGGCACTGCTGAGGTCGGCACGGCAGAGGTCGGCACTGCTGAGGTCGGCACAGCGGAGGTCG